AATACTCACACAATCTTATTAGTTTGTATCTGCGAGAGTGTGAGGATAAATACGGACGAGCAGAGGCAAATAATATTATTAAAAAAACTGGATTGGAAAAACTGGGGTGGAAGATTATGCCGCGGACGCGGGGATAATTTATTAATTAATAAATTATTATAATATCATATAACAAGCAATTATATTATAAAATCTGCCTTTTTTTATTATGTTATAACAATATAATTATAATTATATTTAAATAACTTATTATTTTTATAATATAACTGCTGATTATATTATAAAAATAATCCGCGCCACAATTTCGCAAATAATTTATTCAATTTAATAATTAATTTAAAATAATATATTTAGTAATATATATAAATGGAAAAAGAAAAGCAATCACTCACACGAGAAGTAGGAGAAAGCACAGCAAAGTCTTACGCTGGGTCATATATGAGATTACGCAAAATATTAAATATGACTGACAAGAGAAAACCAATAAAAAAGATTTCTCTTGATGTTGTTTTGGAAGCAATTGAAGGGGTGGATAATCCCTCCACAGCATACAGCGTATTTGTAATCGCCAAGAAAATATTTTCTTACGGAGATAATAAGGAAAAGTTTGATAAGTTAGATAAAGTCATCAAAGAGAGAAAGAGAGAAATACAAGTTGGTAAAAATAAAAACTTATCACAATCGCTCCCGACTTATAAAGAGATTGCGGCAGCAATCAAGAAAGAAGAAAATCCTATCAAATATATTACCAGTTTCATTATGTTTAAGATTTCCACACGCAACCAAGACATCGCCCTCGCTGACCTACACGCTAAACCAAAAGACAATTATAATGAGCGACGTAATCACTTAATCGTTGATGGTAATAAAGTTATTTTTATTCGTAATGTGTATAAAACTGCGAAGAAGTATGGTGTTAAAAAAAATATCATCGTAGTCAAAAAGTTTGTTGATATGGTTAAAGAGGTGCTGGGTGATGCTGATACTAAACCATTATTCTCCCGAAAGAATGGAGAGCATATTACTCCCGCATCTATCGCTTCATATTTAAAGAGGTATGTTGTATTGGGACTTAACGAGGGGCTTATCATAAAAGCAGTTCTTAAATATGCCGACGAAGAAGGCAGTTATGATATGCTGCGAAAAATATCTGCTAATCGGGGAACGGGCGTTAATGTTCTTCTTAACGAATATGACGTGAGTAATATTAAAGAGCCGACAGAAGTCATCTCACAGAAACAACAAGTTAAGCAAACTGTGGAGGTTTCCTAAATCGGCGATGACAACAAAGATGGTAAGAGTTAAATATTAACTTTTGGTTCATCGGCACTTCTATACAGTCAAATAACGCTTTGGGGGTTTTGTATTTCTTTTTTTTAAATACTAAATCATTATAATTCAATATTGGAATGCGTTTTAATATTTCTTGTTTCGTCGGGAATAATCCCGCATATCCAATCCTACTTCGCTCGTAATCGCTCCACATTACTACCACAAATAGTTTATTTGTCATATATATTAATAAACTATTTTTTATACAACTCTATACAAACATCATACTTAATTTTTGAGGAGGGGTTACGGGCGGTAGCGGGAGCGGGGTTGGGGCTACTTTTTTTTCTCTTTTTGTGTATTTTCTTTTCGGTTTTACTTCTGCTTTTTGTGAGGCAATTAAAGCCTTATACTCTTTCATCGTCAGCGGTTTGTCATCGGGGTCTTCTTGCTTAACTACTTCGCCTCCGTGTAATGTCGTATCAAGTGTTACTTCCGTTTTTGTCGGTGTAGGTGTGCGAAGGTTGGGAACGGACTTGGACTTTCCCGCTTTCCGTGCCGCAGCCGCATCTCGCAATCGTTGGTCGTTCGCCAATTGTTTAGCACTCCTTTCCCTTTTAGGTTTTTCCTTGACAAGTTTAGGCGGCGGCGGAATATCATCAAACTCTTCTTCGCTGGAAGAACTATCTTCAATTACTTCAATCCGTTCTCGTTCGCTCAACTTTTCAATAGGTTTTCTAACTATTTTTTTCCGTGCCATATATATATGGAAAATATAAAAAAGTTGGAAACCGAAGCAGATTTTAATTTGTTAGATAAAACATTAGATAATATTATTAATGAGAGTGTCTATGATGACGGCAGAGATTGGACGACAGATGAGATTAATCTATTTGTTAAACAATTTCAAGATTTTCAAAAAACTGATGAGGTAAATATTGATATGAATATGCTTGACCCGAACTTTATTTCGCTGGAAGATTACAAGGAAAAATTCAACGGATTTGATGATGAAACTCTTAAATATATGGTGGAGTGTGAGAACAAGAAACTGGAAGACGCACGTATTCCTCCCCTTATAGTGCGGAACGAAAATATAACTTTAACAGAGAGTTTATCTAAGGTTATATTAAATGACGAGGAAAGTTGTAAATCAAAAACAGAATGTCACGCAGATTGTAAAAGTAATATTGGGAGACTTGAAGAAACCGAAGAAGAAGAAGAAGAAGAAGAGGTCAGCGTCTAAACCTAAAATGAGGTCACCATTAGATGTCGCACGTAATCCGCAACCTTATCAAATCCCGTTATACTACCCGCCTTTTCCTGCTGTTATAAATCAACAGCCTAAACAAAGCGGGGTTCAAAGAGCGGTCGCAAGTGCTTTAAGAGATTATCAAAATATTAATGCCGCCGAATTAAGAAGATTGCGTGGAAATTTAACAGCATACCGCCAAGAAGCACAGACGGCATTTCGTCAAAAGGTAGCGTTCCCAAAAGCGACGGCAATCCCACAAACTGAACCACCTTTCACCCCAAACAGAGATGCTGTAAGGGCTGGTTTGGTAATTCCTGACCCGCCTAAAACTGAACCACCTTTCACCCCAAACAGAGATGCTGTAAGGGCTGGTTTGGTAATTCCTGACCCGCCCCCTCCTTATCAAACTGACCCCGAAAGTGATATATCGTCTGGGACAACCGCTGCTGAACCTGACAGCGATTATGTCCCTTCAAGTGAAAGTGAATTGATGAGAAGAGCGGGTGCTGGTGCTGGACGATTAACAGAACCCGAACAAGAAAGCACCGACGACCAAAGTTTTATAAACCTTGATACATACGGTGGTGCGGTGGTTTATTCTCCTACCGATATTAGTGATTTTGAAGGACTTACATCGGGAACATCTGTTGGACGGGGTGCGGGTGGCGGTGGATTTAAAAAAGTTTCATTTGGTGATATGGATTTGACAAGTGCTGGGGAAAGCGACTTTGCCCCAAGAGCCACACAGAGTGAGCGAAAGGCAAGGCGGACGAAAAAATATGTTGATAATGCTTCTAATAGAAGATTGGGTAGGGTAGGTAAGAGTTATTAAAGTATGATATTATTATTCTCTTATGATAATATAAATGAAAATCACAGAGATTGAAAATAAAGATTTACAAGTCAAAAAGGTTGAGATGGACTGCGATAAGTGTATAAAAGACAACAAAGGACGAAGCATAGCACAACCTCTTATGAATACTTCACATTTCTACATTATTAATGGAGCAAGCGGAATGGGAAAATCTAATTTAATCATATCATTACTTAAATCACAAAAACTTACCAAAGATAAAAAAGCAAAACTCTCATATCGTAAGATGTTTGATAAGGTCATATTTGTTAGTCCATCTGCTGCTACAATCAAAAATAGTCCGTTGGAGAAAATAGCAGACGACCAAAAGTTTGAAGAACTGAACCACGAAGTATTTGATTTGCTTGAAGATATAGGAGATGATGCGGTTGAGGATAATAAACACAATCTGTTAATTTTAGATGACGTTTCCTCACAATTACGCTCACGTGAAAATGAGAAGATATTAAATCAAACTATCAAGAACCGTCGCCATAAAAACTTATCTATATGGATTGTCGGTCACAAGATTACAGACCTCGCACCCTCGCTGCGGTCAAATGCGAATATGATTTTTTTGTTTAAAAGCAAGACAAATAAGGAAGTGACTGCTATACAAGAGGAATATATGCTTCTCCCGAAAAAACAAGCAGAGGAACTTATGAAGGCAGTATATAAAACCAGATATGATTTCCTACTGATTGATACATCGTTGAGGACGAGTGCCGACTTTCGGTTTTTTCGTAATTTTAATCAACTTGTGTTTGAAGAAGAAGACAAAAATGAAAACAAAGAATAATATTTTTATAGACCTATTATATAAAATGGCGAACATATTACAAAATATTAAAAAGGCAGTAAAGCACGGTGACCGTGCGGGTCATAAGGCGTTGAGGGCAAAACGGCAATTACGGAAGGCACATAAACAAGCAAAAAAAGGGCATATAGAGCAAGCGGCTAAATTTACTGGTAAAGCGGCGAAATCTGTCAAACAAGCGGGAAAGCAAGGAATGCGGGCAAAAAGGGC